ATACTTGGCATGACACAGCCAAACGGCCTCGGTGTGCGTCTAATCGCTAGCGAGCAGCTGACACTAGCCCAGCTGGAGGCTAAGTTCGACCATATGCCTATATGGGATGGGGCACTAGAACCGGTACGATATCGGATGACTAGTTATAGCATCGAGCTCATGGTCGGCATGCGTACGTGTCGTATGGTAGACGGTCCAGACTATCCGACATGCTTCAAGGACCTATTCGGGACCTGGGCGCCGCAAGCACGTATAGCCATCGAGGAGTAGTACAATGTCTAGTCTAGGCGGATACATCAGCCAGCTGGAGACGGAAATACATGACGGGCTGACCTTGATGCTAGAACATTCAGCTCGAGGCAAGTATACTCTGGTGGCTGAGGGAGCGAGCCAACTACGGCTGCTAGCGGTCGTGATAAATGACCTGAAGCACATTCATACGACAGAGGAGTAACCTTGTACCGAATAACCAAAGATTTCGAATTCTCCGCTTCACACCGCCTTCACGAACTACCAGAGGACCACCCGTGCTCAAGACTTCATGGACATAACTATACTGTTCGGCTGGTCCTAGAAGCCGACGGACTTAATAATGTCGGCTTCGTACGAGACTATCGCGAACTGGATAAGTTCAAGCGCTGGCTGGACGATACATTTGACCACCGCGACCTCAACGACGCAGTATTTCAACCTACGGCAGAAAACCTAGCGCGTGAAATCTTCCAAGTCGCCGTTAATATGTATCCGGAAGTATCGGCCGTCGGTATCAGCGAGACGCGTAAGACATGGGCATGGTATATGCCCGATATACTACCGATCGCAGACCGCATTATGGCCTTCTTCGAGGCGGTCGCGGAAGGGCCACACGATACGGCTGACCGTCGTCGCCTCATACAGATACTTTCCGAGCTATTCTTCCCTTCGGCATCCGTTGACTAAGACACGAGGGGCAGTATGCCACGGATTAGATCTCATATTCCGAAAGCGCTACTAGGGAGCGCCGTTAATCGAGCAGCGGCGGCGGCCGCGAGGCCAACGGGTATTGATCGGGAGTATATCAAGAAAGCGCTAGGCAGGCGTAAGCAGCGTACCAATCAGCGCGCTAAGCGGGCAGCGGATCTCTATGCGATCAGTCGTGAGGTTAACCCCTCGCCGGACCATCAAGCGCGTGCTAGGCTCCAAGACGCCTATTCGCACGACTGGGACAAGGCGCGTAGTGCTCCAGGCCTGCCCTCTTATGGAGCTATGCAAGATCAGGCTAGAGACAATATAGGCGATGTACAGGACGTACTATGAGCATACACGAACAGCCAGGTATGATGGAGCCGAATCCGAACTATCGGCCCGACGAAGTCCCTACAACACTGAAGCGTCTTATAGAGGAGCGCTTGCCCGCCCCTACAAAGGCCGCAAATGATGTGGCAGTCTTTTATAGCACTGAGGACGTGCTAGCTAAGGACCGACAGGACCTCCTAGACAGCATGTCTCCCGAAGAGCTCATCGACGCGTTCCTTACTAAGACCTGCGGTGATGCCTACGATCCGGCCAGCCAGCATATGAAGGGGACAGCCAGCCGCTTTACCCGCATGATGCAGGAGCTCACCAATGGTAATGAGGAATGGGAGTTTACAACCTTTGATTCCGATTCTACCGAACTCGTGATCATGAAGGACATCCTGTTCACGAGCATCTGCGCTCATCATATCGCGCCGTATAGCGGCGTCTGCCATGTCGGGTATATCCCAGACGGGAGGCTAGCTGGTCTGTCTAAACTAGCTCGTCAGGTGCGGTCTTCTGCGCATATGCTCGGCAATCAAGAAGACCTAACATGGGCAATCGCGCACACGCTGGAGGACCGCCTGGAGCCTAAGGGCGTCGCTGTTATCATGAAGGCGACACACTCATGCATGACTATCCGCGGAGCACTAGCTCACGGGACCGCTACGATCACCTCCTGTATGCTAGGAGTGTTCGCGACTAACGAACATGACGTCAAGAATGAACTGCTCAAGCTCCTGAATGGAAGTTCCTGAATAGTGCAAGTCGCTCTAATCGCTCCCGGTTCGATGATTCAGTACTGTAAGGGCCGACGTTGCCAGATGGCCTTGGCGGGCGAGCTCGTTAAGCCATACAGTGTCTATCATGAGTTTCATAATTTCAACGGCGGCAGGCTCCGTGTTATGGATAACGGCATCTGGGAAGCCGAAGCCGTCTCGGATAGTGTCCTCGTTGGTCTCGGTCTGGATTACGGCTTCAATGAACTCATCGCGCCCGACGTTCTTAACGATCCCGACAAAACCTTCGCGAAGACCTACGATTTTCTCCATTACCTGCCTCTCGTATTCGAGCCAAAGATAGCGGTCGTCGTCCACGGGCAGACTCAGCGACAGGCACAGGAGTTCATCAGGAACATACACGCGCTAAACGATGCGCGTGTTACGACGCTCATGATCGGCCGGGCTTTTAGCCGTCATGTAGGCAATCGTACAGCCCGTTACACACTAGCGGCATGGATCAAGCAGGAATTCGGCGACCGCTATCAGATCCACCTGTTGGGGTACAATGATCCCTGGGGGCCTGCCGAGCTGGCTGCCTGCCAAGGAATCGTCCGCAGCATGGACACCGTCGCGCCCTTCACCGCTGCCCTAGCCGGAGTTGCGATTGACTCACCGGCGTGCCAAGCTGCGGCCCCGCCTAGGCCTGCAGACTACTTCGACCTACCGACAACTGCATTCCCTAAGCATCTCGTGGAACACAACATCGAAGTACTCGATGAGTGGGCCGGAGCTATCGACTGGAGGAACAATGGCTGACGTTTCACCTCGCTCTAAGATACTCCATGAGGCCGAGAAGGTCATCACGGGCGATCGCAACGAACAGTACGGCAGCGCCTATGAAGTCATGAAGCGTCATGTCGACATCCTCAATGCACTAGGCTACCGGCGCAATAGAGGGGAGCTACTACGGCCGTATGATACCGCTGTTATACAAACCGCCCTGAAGCTAGCTCGTCTAGTCGGGAATCCGGTGTATAAGGATAACTGGCTGGACTCTATCGGCTATAGCGCCATCGGCTGGGAAGCTATAGTTATCGATCCAGAACTGCATGAGGGAGAGCCGTTCATTGAGTAATGAACCCTCTAGTAATGTTGAGGTCATAATCGGACCCGCGGACGAACGTTGTGGTATCCCTATCAGCCAGCCGTGTCCAGCCTCAATATGGCTACTAGGAACTCCGGCGAACTGTAAGCGAGCAGGGCCACATGAATGGCATGCGGTCGTTATCGAGTGGTCTACTAACGGCACAGGCGCTCAGCCTATGGAAGGGAGCAGTAATGTCTGAATATACAGACAAGCAGATCGAGCGGGATATTCAGGACGCGAACCTAACCGCGCCGCGCGTTACTCCAGACAAGCTAGACGCTATCATCGCAGACGTCTGGTACGGCATCATTCCAGCTACGACGACGACGATCTGCGCTCTCAAGCTGGAGAACGGCTTCGTGGTCGTGGGCACTTCAGCTTGTATCAGTCCGGAGAACTTCGATAGCGAGCTCGGGCAGAAGATCGCGCGCCAGAAAGCACGGGACCAGCTCTGGCAACTGGAAGGTTATCGGAAGAGGGCCGAACTCCATAGAGCCCAAATCATCAGTAACCCGCGCCAGGCATATGACGACTGGATCGATAATGGCGCGGGATGCGTTTACGCAGGCGATATCGACGTCCGTGACGGCTTCATCGCTGGATACGAGGCGCGGGACTTCGAGATACATTCTCTACCTTCCAGCAGCTGATGACTGAACTAGCTATACCTGAGGATGGCGTCGAGGCCCTAGAGCTTCGGCGCCATCCGCTGGCTAAATGTGCACAATGCCCATTCTTCACGGACGACTTTGACTACGTCGCCAGCACCGGGCCCGAGAAGGCGAGTATTGCCTTTGTAGGGCAGAATCCTGGTAGCGCAGAAATCCGCACCGGCATACCCTTTATGGGACCTTCAGGGCGCCTGCTCAATAAAGTTCTGGAGCACTATAAGATACCTCGGGACGAGATCTTTATCACGAACGCTGTTAGCTGTACGCACAAGCGGGACAATACTATTAAGCCTCCGCCTGCAGCGATCGCGGCCTGTCGGCCTCGGCTATTGGCAGAACTAAAAGACCACAGTGTCAAGCAGGTTGTTACGCTAGGGAACGTTCCTTCCCAGGACCTGTTGAGAACCAGAACAGTTATCTCGAACCTTAGAGTCGGCCCGTACCGTGAGAACGAAGCAGAACTGCCTGGCGTGAAGGTTATACCTACGTTCCATCCGGCGGCCTGCCTACGGTCGTCGGCATCGTTCCCTTCGATGGCCAATGATATCGGTAAGCTGGTAACCCAGCCACCTCCTTGGCAAGAGCCGTACTTCACTGTCTGGGATACGGAAAAGGGAGCCCTGAGGGCTATTGCAGCCTTGAAGCGGCTGTATAAGCGATTTACTGTCGACATAGAAACGGATCTGGACAAGGAGAAGACCTTTGACCACCCCAACAAATACAAGCTGCTATGTATTGGACTGGCTTGGTCCCGTACACACGCTATTGTCTTCGGGATCAATGCTTGTCGTTCCAAAGCCGTCAGGGCAGCCCTCGCTGACCTTCTTGGTCAGGATGACGCCGAGTGTATTTTCCAGAACGGGAAATTTGACATTGCGGGCCTTTACGCGAAAGGTATCCGTGGTCTCCGCATCTGGCACGATACAATGTATGAGTCGTACGTACAGGACGAACGTTCTGGAGTCCATGGGCTGAAGTATCAAGGCGTCGAGAAGCTAGGCTGTCCTAGATGGGATGAGGAAATTGAGAAGTATCTCGGGCGAGGTAAGCAACGCCGTTATGGAACAATACCTAAGCCTATCCTGTACAAATATAACGCATATGATACTGCAGCTACGTATGCTCTCGATGAATACAATATGGAGCTCATCACAAATGACGACTTTGTCGAGCCTATTGCCCGAAGGGCCGACGGAGAAAGATGGGGATTGGCCCGTCTACACAAGTTCCTATGTTTTGCTGCCCAAGAGTTCGTCTATACCGAGCTGAACGGCTTTCAGGTTGACCTAGAGTATAACAAAAAGCTGCAGGTAGAGTACCGGGCCGAGATCGATCACCTCGAGGCCATTATGACGCGCGTCGTCGGGCCGGTCAACCCTCGCTCGCCGCTACAGGTCAAGGCCGTACTTCATGAACTAGGCGTCAGCGTTCCCAAGAAACGCAATGTCAAAGGCGAAATGGCAGAAACAACTGACGCTGAAGCATTGCAGATCATGCTCGAACGGGAACGTAAACGCCCAAGTAACCCGAAGCTGCTGCGGGCGTTCGTTCAGGACAAGAAGGGCAAAAACGTACTCGGCCCGGAAGTCGTCGTTGTCGAAAAAGACCCGGCTGTCAAATTTCTGGAGGCACTCCTTGCGCATAGAAAAGTGTCAAAGCTTGACGGAACGTACGTATCTGGCCTACGGAAGTATGTTGACAATGGTCGAGTATACATCGGTGCCATTCAGCTACATAGTACGACTACAGGTCGTCTATCCCAACGTAAGCCTTCCCTACAGGTCATTCCTCGTGGGGACAAGCTCCGACGGCAATATTGTGTTTCCAATCCAGACCATGTTCTTATCGAAGCCGACTACAAACAGTTGGAACTGCGAGTCCTGACCTGGCTGGCCCGCGAAGAGTACTTCCGCGAAATCTTTAGCGACCCATCACGCGACTTGTTTAATGAGCTGGAACCGGTCATTAAGCCGGAGCGGTCCAATCGCGCTGTTACATCTAAGAAAGACCGCAGGAACGTTATTAAATGTTTCGTTTATGGCCTCGCCTATGGTCGAGAGGCGCAGAGCATTGCTGACGAACTAGGTATTCCAGTCCATATTGCGCAGCAAATGCTCAAGGACTTCTTTAAGGTCATCCCAAACATTGTACGCTTCCGTGAAGAGACCAAGTGGCAGGCCCTATCTGGCAAGGATCTAGTTACGCCATTTGGCAGGCGTCGTCGATTCTGGCTCATCACGGATAGTAACAAGAAGGACATTGCAAATGAGGCCTGTGCCTTTTACCCTCAGAGCATCGGCTCTGATATTTGCGTACAGGCGTTTACATGGTTGCGTCCGATGCTCAAGGGCAAGGCTTGGTGCCGTAATACAATTCATGACGCCCTTTATTGGGAATGCCATCAAGACAACCTGCTAGAAGTATCTACCTTGGTGCGCAGTACTATGGAGGCGTCCGCACGTGCAGTTATCGGAGACTATGTGCCGCTCCCAGTTGATGTCGAAGTAGGGCGTAACTGGGGCGATATGATCAAGCTAGAGGAGTGGCTAGATGGAAAACGACCCTACCCCTGTGCCATCGTCCCGTATACCGGCGGATCTCCAACACTGCAGATGTCCACGGCATCCTGACACGCCCTGTTGGATGAAGATGACCCAGGAAGACCTACTCTGTAACACTTGCCGGGGAGGTCAGTGTGTAGCTATTCTAGAGCCAGCTTGGCTCCGCGGACATTGTGCTCCGGCCAAGTTCGAGTTCGGCGAGGCGATACAGATTATAGTCACGCCAGGGGACACTCTAAAAGATCAAGAAGGAGGGGCTAGCTTTTGTCGATGAGGGTATGATATAATTAAGCTATAGCCAAAAAAGAAAGGTGTAGCGAAATGCTCAGCTTCAGTAACGGCGCCGGCCAGACAACCGCTCCGGGCGGTCCCAAGCTCAGCGCTGATCAGGCGCTAATAGAGCAGTACCGTCAGCATCAACTGAAGGATATCTAGTATGGACAAGTCCTCGCATAGCCACACGAATAGCGGCTATGCTGAAGTCGCAGGGCGCAAGTCATCCTACAGCGTCAATGGCGGCGCTTGTGTAGAAGTAGCTATCCAGCATGAAGTCCTTATTAGAGATACACAGGACCGCGATAACCCAGACCGCATTACAGTAAGCATCCCTTTTGTATCCTGGGGGCGCTTTCTAGACAGCTTGAGGTGACCCGTATGGGAACGATCACAAACCGGGAGATCATCGACGAGATTATCGCACACAACGGCAGCTCTCCTGGAGACCCCCCGGCAGTGGCGACCATCAAGATCGTCGAGTATGAAAACAGCGGCGAGACTGTCTGGGGAACGGTCCTACACTGCGAAGTCGGCCTAGGTATGGCCGACCGCTATGAGGTCGAGAGCGTTGCCATTAAAAACCCTCGAGTAATCTGGACACGGTCCGACTACGGCCAGATCATGAAAGACATCCCTACATATTATTACTATGAGCTAGCTCGCTACGATAGTATCAAAGTGCAGCTAACTTCAGGTCATGCCATTGTCGTTCGTGGCGACGGTATGGCCTCGGTAGTTGAACCTGAGCAGCGTGTCCCGCATACTGTTTGGAGGTTGCCCAGCTTACCACGCTATCCCAATACAGGCGCCGACAGCCTGACGCCTGTATTGGACTACTTAAAGGACTCACATGACAGCAATACTCGACTGGATAGCAAGAGATTGGCCTTGGTTCTTCATACTGATGGTCCTAGGCGTCTTCGAGGACGTGAGGGACTTTATCGTCGATACGCTCCGAATGCTTACAGAGGCAGCATCTCGCGAGAAGATGCGCGAGCTAGAACTACAGGGTCGTCAGCTCGCCAGCCATGCGCAGCAGCTACTACCGGAGGCGTATCCGCACGCGCGGTGTCATGTCGTACCGGTCATATCGAGCGACAAGGTGGTAGCGTTTCTCTGTAAGGACCATGACGTACAACTAGCGTCCGACTGGGGCATCCGCCAAGAGGACCTAGAGAAGCTGCAAGGTAGGGAGATGGATGACTAATGCAAATTGACTATGAGCGACTCCAGAAAGCCTTCATTATGGCTAGTAGCGAAGTCGCCGATGAGTTCTACCCTAAGGACGAATACCTACTGGACAGGGACACTGGACAGCCAATACTTGATGTACGTGGTGACCCTATCAAGACAGTACGTTCTATGCGTCGCGGCGAGTATCTCCGCGATCAGGCAGTGCTGTTCACGAGACTATGTCAGCTTCTAGGGCTGTCCGATGGGTAATCAACAGCCCGACAGCTTGCAGCAATCGCTCGACGCCGTTCTAGCCTTGCGCGAACTTATCCCAGAGGCGCACCGTGCTATCAAAGACCTACGCGCCACACTTAAAGAGTTCCGCAAGCTTGAGGCAGGACTGCCGCGCGAGGTAGAAGCCGAGCTAGGCAGGATCGTTGCTGAGGGCCTCAGTGATTACGAAACCAAGCTGGAGGCCGCTATAGCCACGGGTACAAAAGCCGTACAGCGCCGCTTCGATCTATTGGGGGCACTCCTACTCGGTGAGGACCCTGAGACGGTTGCCAATGCTGAACATAGTATCCCTGAACTAGTCGACCTGATTGTAGAAGCGCAGAAGACGCGGTCTAGCCCGGCAGCGTTTCTCAAGCGCGAACGCCTTAGGCTAGATCTGAAAGGTCAGTCCTGACCCGCCGGCGGACAGAGCAGGCCAGGACTGACGTCTTAAGGGGGTTACTTCCAGGTAATACCGCCATCCGCGCTGGTGACCGGCCGCGACTTAAGCTCCGCGTTGACAGTGTATAGCGTAACACCTTGGCACGTTGCAGTCGCGACCGGTGCGGGCTTATGTGCGACGTTCTGCAGCCAAGCAGCACTGAATACATCGATATCATACGGGCCGGCGTTCTTGATCTGTACCGCATGAATCGGGAACGGACCTCCGGCGGTACTAATTTGCGCTATCCCGACGGCCTGTGTCCAGTTCCAGTCTGCTATGAAGAGCCCAATAGAGCCGTTAGCCAGGCCTGCCGACGTGAGTTTATTAGCGACCGGCGTCAGGTTAGCTTCGCTGAGGTAGATGAGAGGCGTCCGCTGTAGAGGCCGAGTAGCACCCTTGAAGTTCGCGAGTGCGGCCTCTGCCCAGCCGACTAGGGTGGCAAGAGTAGCCGCGCCATTCTCATAATCGAGGACGTCAGCAGTCTCGTCGAGTGGAGTGTTACTCGGCGACTGGTCGATCTGTACCCAGCCGGGATGCGCGACCTTATCCGCATCAGTCCAACAAACACTCGGGGAGCCGGTGCAGTAGCCTGCAGCCTGTCCCGTCTTTGGGGCCGATGCGATGTTTGCATGGGTAACATCGTAGCCTATGATGATAGACATTAGGTGCCTCCTAAATGAATCCGCTAACGCCTGACATTGCGCCTGCTAGAAACAGTAGTCCGAAAGTGTGTAGAAAGGCTACCGTACCGGCCTCTTCGCGAAGGATACAGATGCCGAGGCCCATAATGGCGACCAGAGTCAGCGAAGTAATCGTCGGCAATAGTCCGGAGCCGATTGCGAACGGTGCGCCTGTCAATAGTATAACGAGACAGCAACCACCACCATTGAGCAGCGCAGCTAGCTTGTCCTTATTTGGGTCCGACCAGTATTGACCTAGAGACATCCCGCCCAGTTCGGCAAGTCCTCCACCCATAGCAGAATGCCATATGGCACTAGAGGACTCATGGGCTATTATGTTGCCCAGCAGTAGTCCTAGTATCAGAGTCAGACCGTCTACCATGCCGAAGACTAGCGCGCCTCGCTTAACAGGCTTGTCTACATCAGTGCCTTCCAAAATTATTGACCTGCCCATAGCGGGCTGAGTATGTTATCGTAGTTTACCAATGTGGCCCCTGTACCGCCGGAGCCGCCGGCCTGGACAGTGCCATAATAGACGCCGCCGATAGTATTAAGATTGGCGAGCAAGTTTAGCGCATATTGCGCATCACTAATGCTACTCGGATTAGCTGGATCTGCTGTACTAGTATAGCCGAGCGCCTCCATATAAGCCAGCCCTTGGCCCTGATTATTCACTGCAGTGTTCTGATTGCGTATCTGGCCAAGCAGGTTCCGCATAGAGACAGCCCAATTAGTGAGGTTCTGGTCCATGGTTGTCTTGCTTGCTTGGTTTCCTACTGTCACGGTCCTATCCTTTCGAGGATTGAATAGTTGCCCGTCATCGACGGACTGTTGGTTACTGTCGACCACTCCGTCTGGAATTGCATGGTTGTAGCCGAAGTAGTATCAATGGTCGTATCGGAAGTCTGTGACGCCGCCATCGTCTGGTTGGCCGATGATACCGAGCTGACTCCAGACCACGTGAACTGTGTAGTCGCTCTAGCCGTTCCGCTAGAACCGGTAGTCGCTACCATAAGCTCAGTTACGGCGCGCCAGTAAAACTGAGTACCTGAGGTGATGAGCGAAGCCGGAAGAATAATGGTATTAAACTGTGCCCCGAAGGCTTTAACTGTCACTGTCGGAGCGGATGAGGTGGTAGTCGCTTGCTGCCCCCAACCACCGCAGATGAGCCGATATATAGTCTGTGTTTGTCCATCATTAGCCGGAATTGGCCACGCCTTCGTTACTCCAGTAAACCCTGTAGTACTTGCAACGTGGACGCTGGAGTCTGTTTCTATACCAGGCACATCACCAGTCATCCCTGATCCGGAAAGGGACTGCAGGCTCGTACCATTCGTATTGGCAAAAAGTGCAATACCTCCGGCAGGCAAGGCCGGAATAGCAGTATCCTGGAGGATCAGGGCCGCAGGAGACAGTCCCTTTGGATATGCATTACCATAACTATCGGTGCCAGAAGCCGATGTCCACGTCCCAATTAGGTTGTTCAACGCTCCATACGGAGAATAAATAAACAGCCCTGCATTAGTCAGCTCAATAATCTGATTGACACCTGAAAACAGCCCAATGACGCCGGCATTGACTACCGCAGAACCGCCGAAAGCATTTGCAGAGTTGAATCCTGGTCCCCAAGAGTTACCATAGCTATCCGAGCCGACCTCGGAAGAGATGACCATAGCAAGGTTACCTAGAGCCGGCGTACCAGTATACAGTAGAATAGCACCAAGAGGTGCTCCTGTATCTGGATCAATTATGGTCCAGCTCGTATTATAGATCAACTCATTAGCCGCAGCGCCTGTTACTACAGCCCCGAGCGCGGTAATCTGGGTCGCACCCGCCGGAGCTGTAAAGACATCTGATACAGTACCATAGGAGCCATTAGAGATAGCGTGGCTTGCTCCCGTAAGGCCTTGTGAACCTGTAGATACGGAATTACCATTCGCGTCCGCAAACAGAACTGATTGTATAACCGTACGCCCTGAAGCCGTCCCCCACCAATTAGAAGTGACCGTAACTGTATCGCCAGGATTGACCGGCACAGCCCCATAGAGATTATTATCCACAATTGCTAGTGGCGAGCCTGCGGCCGTGATTATCATCGAGGGGGTAAGCCCGTCAGGAGCCAGCCCTTGCGCGATTACGCAGTTATACGCAGCGCTCCATCCTCCCACTGAAGAGCTCATAGTGGAGTCGTCGCCGCTGAGCTGATTCGAGGCCGTTGGCTGTGCTACAATAGTAACATTCTGTAGTACAGCGGCGCCGCTAGAGCTAAGCTGCCAGCCTGTAGGCTGTACAGTACTATAGTTTGGACTCTGTAGGCTATTCTGAGCTAGGACACCCCCAACCGCGACAGGATTATTAGCGTTTACCTCAAGCAGCTTGACCCTGCGCTGCAGGTCCGCTATTGTTTTAACTAGCTGCTGCTCTAGTGGTACCGGATATGGCACTAGATGCTCCCTATCAGAGGCTGGCCCAGCTGATATGAGGTCTGCTCCGCCTGTTGGGCATTCGGGAACGTAAGCGACCAGCCTGTAATACGAAGCAGTTGGCTAACTCCGGGCAGAGGAGACCCCGTCGTACCCGTCGTCGCCGGATGGAGTGGGGAAGTCGCAATCAACATAACTTCATCACCTAGTTGAGTTTCTCGAATACGAGGGAAGCCATCTCCACCAATAACGAACAATGGGGCCAGCGACTTGCTAATCGCAGTCGCATAGAGGAGGTTCTTAGCATATGCATTGATCTGGCCTTGAGAGGTCACGGTGCCGTAGAAGGAACTATTCCCCTCCAATAGCGGAAATCCTGCATTAAGATCACTGTTCGCCGTTGCTACTGCTGTATAGCTATGAGGCACAGTAGTATGTGCATGCACTGAAGTTTTACCAACCGTTCCCACAGCGGCGGTCCCCGAGCCAGTGACTACCATACGATTGGCAGGATTGCTAGGCACCCATTGCCAGGCATAGTTTAGCGAGCCGTTACCCGGTAGCGTCATTTGGAGGCCTGTCTGCGCGTAAAGGCGTCCCATCTGAGGCAGTCCGAGCTGGACCTTCGTAAACAAATTCAGGGCGTCTGTTACAGCCGGTGATAGCGCAAACTCTAGGCCATAGCTAGTCACGAGGTCATTCCAGCAATCATAAACTGACTGATACCCTGCCGTTTCCTGAATAGACCCCAACTGTCCTGACTTCGCCACAGAGTCAACGATCCCACTCCCATCAGCATATGTACCTGTACCCGATATCTGCCCGTTAGGAGTCTTTGCAAGCGCATACAATAGCTCGCCCCTAAAGATGTCAAAGATATCGACCACTGCAAATGACAAGGGGCTCGTTAGCTGCCTGTATTTGAAAATATTCTCCATCGAGGCTGCCTGTAGAGGCAGCGTGCCGTCAGTGATACTTTGATGCGGCCAACCTATAATGGGTCCATTCCAGATAGGGTAACCGTCTTGTAGGATCCATAGGATCGACTTCCATGGCGTTACAGCATTTATCCAGATAGGCACCTTAGCTTGCTGTACTGTACTACCTTGCGTTAGAGGCAGGTAACCAGTAAAGCTGCCAACTTGATTAATCTGCCTCATGGCAGTCTGTCCTACTATAGGCAAGTCGTCTGCGAGGACCTGGCCCGTTAGGATATTAGATGTAATAAACTTATACGTGCTCATTGGCTTACCGGCTGTACTCGCAAATATGAGTTACGCGTGGCAGCGCTTACAACAGTAACGGTCTGCGCTGTTGCTTGTTGATTAGCCAGCGCTTTCCAGGTCACAGTATGTGATGCCGCACTAGGCGTATCCCCTACGCCGGCAGAGGTCGTATAAGACGTCGTGCCTCCTCCATAACGATAAGTTACACCTGAAACGGTCCCGACCTCTACGTCTATTTCATCTAGTACGGTACTGTCGATCCAGATTTGAAACGCCAAGAGCGTCGGTGTAGGTGTTGCCATCTGTACGCCGGGCCAATGTGCCGTGATTTGAATATCGGTTTGGCCGTCAGTAGTAATGTTTGCCGACATAGTCTGGGTCCCAAAGACCAGTGTCGTCTGCGTGCCACCCGAACCAGTGTTCCCGGTAACGGTAGCGTTCCCGTTTCCTACAACATGAGCCGGCGCCCATGGCCAGACTCGCCACGGCTGGTAGCCGCTCACCGACCAATGGAAAAACCTATTGTTCGCTGCATCATACCCGATAAGTCCTTGTCCGCCTGTCGGGAGGCTACTCGTATTCGGAAAATACGTCGAACCCCCAGCAGCAGCCGCATAGATGCGCTCGTCAGTTATATTGCCCTGAGTTAGTGTAACAACATTACTGCCTACGAGGACTTGGGCCAGCAAGATTGAGTTCGTGGGCGTACTGGGCGCCGTAGGCGGGTTGCCGGCTGTACCGGTAACGATCTGTAGTTCAGCAAATGACGTGTTGTTCCCGTTATCGACAATCGTAGCACAGACTAGGTCGATCCGCGAATTAGGCGAACTCGGCGCGGCCGTTACTGTCAGCACCTGAGCCGTCGGGTTGAACATTCGATACGCCCCATTAGAGGGACCAGACGTGCTAGGAATGACACAGCCGCCAGGCGCAATCGATATGTTGAGCCCTGTAGTCACAGTGACGGCTAGTGGAGTTGAGGCAGACATCAGAACGCCGCCCCGCGTACTACCTAGTATCGTCTCTGAGGCGACATCCAGCCGGCCGATTTGATCGGACCAAGTAGCGCCAGCGAACCAGGCACAGTACCCAAGACTAACTGATGTAGCCACCTATCCTCCTTAAATCCAGGCGTCTCTGTGAAATACTTGCATCAGCCCGACATCCGTCGATACATTACCGAGTGTAAGAAGCTGCAGTGCATTATATCCGGGCCATAGCACAAACCAGGACGAGCTGATATCAGCTGGGACGTATCCCGCGATTGTGGCCGGTGACACGATCCCGCCTGCCACCACAGCTGCGGATGGGGCCACGCCTAGCGGTACATTGATGATAAGATTGCCTGGGTTCACATAGGACGTATGACTGTCAAAGTCTATAGCCATAACGTCCCCCGTGCGCAGTGTTACATTGGACCAAGTGACAACTTGTCCTGTATTTACATAACGTATTCCCGGTTTGGTCAATGGCCCTTGTAGTAGTACTACTGGCCGCGTTTCAAAAGTTCCTAGATTGGGCGCCGATACCACTGCAGGGTAGTTTGATGTGCCTATCGGCCAGGGCACGAATGTCGGCGTACCAGTGTTACCTACTGTAGTGTATGTATTAGCGGCGTATATTGTCGGAGTCCAACTCTTGAGCTGCTGGGAATACTTCCGCGGATCCGGGCAGATCAAGACAGCAGCAAAGTCAACTTCCGTAAGGTTATCATACGTTTCTGAAATCTTACCCGCCCGCCTGAAATACACCTGCTTAGGTATCGGTTCATTGTACTGGAACAATGACAGATCACTTGGAGGACATACTTGCTGAAAAAGTGCTCTAGCGATGTCACGGGTGGCCTGCGTCGGCGCTGAAGCGCGTACCTGTAGTGTAAGAGCTCGCGGAGCATACCACTGTCCTGCAGGCCATCCTCCATGATCTGCTCCCCGCTGGAGGACCTGGCCGACTATATCAGGACTATCCCAGCCTTCCAGTTTTTCAATGATCCAGGAAATGCCATAAACAGGATCAGGACCCGAGCCGAAGCTGATAGAAATCGGCACTGACGACCAAGCTGGGCTATAGGTAATCTCTCCTGTCCAGTAGCCAACATCAAAACTTTCTATACTCACGGGGCCACCGCCAACTGTATCGCAAGGTCCAGTTTCATCTGGGCCTTCTGCTCAATGGTAGGCATTTGCGTCCCGTAAAAGTTCTGGGTGACGCAGACTTGCCGACCGCCACCCGGGGCCGGTGTAATCCGGGTACCACTGGGAGTCGCAGTCGCATATTCCATTCCATTCTCACCAACGATACCAGTCCCTCCCATCGGGATAGTGCCGCCTCCTGCATATCCGATATATTGGCCGCTGGTCAATCCATGGATGTTGTATGGGTTGCCATACGTCGCAATGATATAGCGGATGGCCGCCGCACCCTCCATGATCGGGTTCCATATAGACCCGCCGATCGTATACATGCCAAAGGTCGACGGCAACATCTGCCACAGCCCTTCGGCGTGCTGACCTCCTACGGAAATCGGGTCGATTGCATTAGGATTGCCGCCAGATTCCTTTGACACCAGCGTCGATAGAATGCCCAGCCAGCTCGAAGGAGCATGTGCCAGTTGTAGCGCTGTAAGGATCCAACTAGCAACGTTACCAGAAACAGCACCTCCAGCACTAGACAGTGTCTGTGTGACAAAACCGGTAACAGCGGAAGCAACACTGGACTCGATAGCCTTAGTAGTCGCAGCAACTTCACTATTTGCCCAGCTACCTACGCCCTGCGGAGTTCCATTATACGAACCTATGACACCACCGTCAGCTAGCCCGTGTGCATGGAGCCCTGAGGACTTGCCGGCCATGAGAAGACGCTTCTGGCTAGTCGTTGCCAGCCCGCCGCCAATGCCGACATCAGTACGCCTACCGGCAGAGGCTATACGGTTCCACTCTATGATTCGCCCTGCGCCGATCTTGCGCACCGCCTCGGGAACTAGGACCGCCTCACCGGGAGATAGCAATGTAAGTACTGAATCCTTACCAGGTGCATACCCCGGAACGATACCACCAGACGCAGCATTAGCAAGCCCCTGTGCTGTCGTGCCAGACATTCCTGGAAGGATAGTCCAGCTGCCCTGGCCAGCAACATTAATAGTTGTCAATTCCTTACGCGGAACCTTATCAAGCTCCTCAATCATGTTATAGACCTCAGTACCCAAGGTCTTTGCCTGCGAGCCTGTAATACCTTCTTGTGTGCCTAGTTGCGTAATAATACTCTTTGCATTAGTTGCTGATACGCCGCTAGTATACAGCTGTCCCGCAAGGTCATACAATTTCTGCTTCGTTATCACGGACTGAGCGCCGTTTTCCAAGAGCGACTGCGTGAATCCTTGCGTCGCGTCCGCAATACCCTTAATGTTAACAGCGCCGTTAGCAATGGCCTGTGTAACGGTGTCATTCAGTGTCGTTGATAGGTTGGTAGCGATTTGATTAAGATTGCTCATACCCTGCGTTGCAGTATTGATGACACCGTTGAGTCCCGCAGTCGCGTCCTTAGTATTGCCGACCCACTTTGTCAAGCCTGTAAAGGTTGTAATCCCGCCATCACCCTCGCTTGCCAAGCCTAGCAGCTCTGCCTGCGCAGTCTTGCTCTTAGCAGCGAATGGCAATAGCTGTGCGACAACACCCTTCATTGCTGTACTTAGCTGTCCCTGGTTCACTACCCCCTGGGCGGCTGCCGTGTTTAGCCAATCCATAACAGTGCGAGCATTTGTTATGGCCGTATCAAAGTTCTGCCAGACTTGAGCGCTGGTGCCGCTAAAGGAGGTAAGGGCCTTAGCGATCTGTCCAATACTCAGTGACAGCCCCTGTGAACCTTGGCTGAGGGCTGTGATCTTCGACGTTGCTGTCACCGTGACGTTGCCGATAGTCTGTAGCGTGTCATAAAACGTGCCTAGGCTGTCAGTACCTCCAGTTATCGTCTGGATATAGCTGTCCCAAGCACTATTTAGCTTAGAAACATCGGTCTGTTGCGTCAATGTCTGAACATTAATGGCATTGATGTCCTCATAGAGAACACCGCCAGTCTGATCCATCGCCTTATAGCCGGTTACAAGATTATTGATCTGCTGCGCTGCTAGAGCCGTTAGTTGTCCTTGCTTGTTAAAGGCCGTATTGAGATTTAGTCCAGCCGCCGTGGCCAAACCTATCGTCTGAGTCAGCGTAAAAGTCGTACCGTCAAACTTCGTCGACATGCCCATCGTATCAACGATTGCCGTAACAAGCTTATTTAGTTCTTGCTGATAAACACTGACGGCCGATTTCGCATTGAGGATCTGGCCCGTAGTGCCTAGGAAAGTCGAGCCTTGCTGTCCGACTTGAGCGGTTATCTTGGAAAAGTCAACAGAGGCTATAGCTCGACTGTATAGGGCAATCTGCTGGGACAGTGGCGCTAGGTCCTTAATCGCACTCGTGAACCCTTGCGCGAAATTCGACTTGCTAATCAGGGCATTCATGGAATCGACTAGCTGCTGGGCAGCTGTCTTTGTATTGCCTAGCCAGAGGCTCAAGATGACAAGGCCAGCTACTGCACCTATGATTACCCAACCCCATGGGCCGCTCATAAACTCGCCCAGCGATCCCATGCTCGCGCCTATCCCGACCAAGGCAACACCAGCGCCGTCTGCAGCTGGAATCATGTCGCCCAGCGCATAGACCGCGCCGCCCAACTTCCCGATAAGGTTGCCGAGTCCGGTGATAGCGGCGCCGATCCAACCGGAAAACAGTCCTCCCCAACGCCAGGTTTCCTCTATAGCCATACCAACAGTAATAATCCAATGCGGTATGGTGGTCAAGATATAGATGAACCGCGAGATGATGTCGATAATCTTGAGCAGCACTTCAGCCCAGCCGGGCATATACATAGCGAGGTTAAGAATAGCGTGCCCAATGTTGCCCAGTATCTGGCCAAACTCAGTAAAGTCGCTGACACCCTTGCCCAACAGGCCTTCTATACCCGGGCCTATGGCCTGCAATTGCAGGTCTATTTCAGCCCCAAACTTGTCAAATAGGGCAACTACTCCTAGGCCTTCTTGGAACACTCCATGAAAACTATCCTTCAGCGTATTAAGCGCTGCCCCCAGTAGTTCATACACTTCCGGATCCGCCGCGGTCTGTGCCCGCTGGAGGAGCCCCGGAAGGCCCATGAGCTGCCCTGCGGTCTTGTCGAAAAGGGGCCCCATCGCTTCGCCGGTCTCATAAACCGCCTGCAAGCGGTCAAATGCCCAGGTTGCGCCCTCAGCCATATCCGCAAGGCCCGCGCCCAAGGCTACAGTGCCTGGAAGAGCTACGGCGAGAAACTCCGACGTGCCAGTTACCAGCCAGTGAAGCTGCATCAGCGTAAAGCCGATACCTGTACCAAAGAGGTGGAAAACGCGTGGCCCATCAGAAGCTGTATCATTAAGTAGGGTCATCGAGGCTCGCGCAGCTGTAGCCCCTGCGATGACTTGAGCAAACGCTTCTGTCACTCCAGAAGTATCGACACGAATGTTGTACTCATCCTGGAGCGCCTTTAGTGCAGCCTCAATTTCGGCCACGGCGGCAACGAGTTCGGCCTGATTGAGGCTCGTATCGATGTCCACTGAGCGGGCCCGCAATGTTGCGAGCATTGCCTTGATCTCGAGATACTGCCGATTAAATTCCGTCATATCAAAGCCGAGATCAATACCCTTGGTCCGCATGGCTTTAAGCTTTGCCATGACTTCAGCAATGCCGGCATCGATATCGGCCTGGTTGACTTCAACATCGACATAGGCATCCGCGATCTTGAATCCAGTGGGCGCCATGAATTTCTCACCTCCCCTACATGCAGGGTGTAATTTCGAATAGACCGACTAGTTGACCTAGCTCTGGGGCGGCAGGTCCTGCAGCGACTAGCTCCGCCGCCGTCATAACATGTTCCTCTGGAGCTATTTCTTCTGGTGGCTGTGTCTCTTCAACCGGTGTCTCATAGAGAAGCTCGCGCAGTTCAGCTCCGTTTAGCTCCTCCTGGGGTTGCTCTTTAGCGAGACGGAGCGCTACCAGGCACGCACCTTCGTAAGCAGGTAGACGGGTTGCCAGCGCAAAGAAGGTAGGACCGTCCAATGCCAAGATATCAGTCACTCCATGAAACCGACTCATATCACTGACTACCTCATCTCGATAAAGCCATATCCACATTATCTCCGACGCGAGTACGTACCATTCCGGTTGTTCGCTTTTGGGGTGTCTTGCCTCGACACGATCCGGAGAGCCTTCTCGAGCACTTGATCATAATGTTCTTGCTCCAAGAGCCCTTTAGCTGCATAGTCAAGCAAGGCTTGGTAGCCTTCCTCACCGAGCATCTCCATGAGGAGATAGTAGTTTGCCTCTTCAACGCCTTCCTCATGAGCTAGTTTCAGGAAGGTCAGCCCAATTACCGGATTGGGCTTCTTGGGGACAGTATACGGTACGTCGTCGATGAAGAAGAGCGGAACGCGCTTCTCTGCTTCTGGGTTGGGCTTAGCATCAGACGAGAACCGGATGATGTCAAGGTCCTCATCATTCTCGCCTGATGCCAAACGCCTAACGGTGTCCGCCATTAGGATGCTCCTGACTATGCGGTCTGATCTTGGATATGGAACGGGGCTATAGTGCTCGACACGTAGAATGCCGTAAACGTACAGTCCCAGGTGACCTGGTTGGTCATGTCATACTTCGCAGACGCCTTAACGTCGTTGAGTACCTTCCGTACGATGATACGTCGCCTTGCAGCCACACCGGTGCCCAGCGTAGGCGCCCAGCCATCGATAAGGAGGCTGATATACGTCGGCTGCGTCGCACTGGTAGCCGTAATTGGGTCCAGTGTAGTAACACCGGTCAATGGATTAAGGTTCGCGACCTGGTTCAGCGTCAGATACAGATTCTGGAGGGTCGACTCCATCATACCGAAAGTGACCTGAATCATCCGACCCGTAAGACGCGCCCCGATTGGGTCGACAAGCTGGTCGACTTTGATGTCGCCATACGTATGGCTGACCGTAAAGGTGACGCCTCCCGTAGTACCGCCGAGATCAGTATAGTTTGCCGACCCTGTAACGTAGGGCGGCTGAGTGATCGCCGCATTCGTGTCAGGCGGCTCGGTCGCCCCGTACGCATTCCAGTAAATCGCTGCCGGGCCTTGACAAATGTTATTTGGGTTGACAGCCATCTGCCATCTCCTTAATAGACGCCGCTGAGCTGTATGGCAGCGCAGAGCACCGCTGTCGCCGAGCTAAAATCGACGGCTGACAGTCCGCTAGTCCCGACGACTGCTAGTTCCTCGACGGAATAGAACGGGCCCAAGAGATTCAGCGCACTAGTTACTAGCGGTATCGCGATTCCCGCAGCGCTCTGTCCGTATAGGGTAGTGCCGATAACGATCGTCGCGGTACTAGCAGTCGCGCCCACACTGACCAGGAGCATGGTCTGTCCTGGAAAGTTCGTGAACTGTACTCCATTGCCAGCGCCGACTCCTGGAGCAGTGCCTGCTGAAGCTAGTGCAGTCAGGTTAGCGGGGAGCAGGTTCGAGGCAGTCTGCGCTGCTAGAATAGTCGGCGTCAACGACACGCGTGCCATTAGGACACCCCCGCCATCTGTAGAACCGTGCAGGTCAGCGCGGCTACGCTAGTAGCGAAGTCGATCCCGATCTGACTTGTCGCAGGTTGATCGAACGCTGAATAGAATGGTCCCAGCAGCCATTGTGTGCTAACTGGTATACCGGTGCCGACGCCTATATTATAAGCAGTTATAGGCTCGCCTAGGATGGTCAGGCCGACAGCAACTGTGATCTGTCCAGAGGCGGCAGTCGCTCCATTGTTTACCAGTACGAACGTCTGGCCAGGATAATTCGTGAACTGGATACCGTTACCGGTACCGGAAGCCCCTGGCGAAGTCCCAGTGTTGCCCGTGATCGTAAATGCCGTCAAGGCAGGCACGATCGTCGGGGTAATTAGTGTACGAGCCATCTAATGCCTCCTACGACCAGTGGAGCGAGCGCGCCGCTTAGCAAGCCCGCCAAAATTGCGCGCGAAGTTGGCCCTAGCGCGCGTCCTAGCAGAATAATGACCTTTAGGAGCAGCCAGCACCTTAGACGCATAAGCTTGCACCCCCATTCCCGCCGACTTCGCCTGTCGAGTGAACGCTCCCTTGTTCTTTGGATTGATGTGAATCTTGTTCTTCCGGCCGCTTGACGCCTTCCGTCGCGCTGCCATTTTTTGCCTCCTCTGCTGCAAGTACGCTGGCAGGTATGACTCCGGGAATATACTCTTCATCGTCGCCGTAGGCGTATTGCAGGATCCCCTGGGCTTCCAATACAGGTATCTCATCCCACGGTACGACAATCGGGGCCGTGAACAGTGTCACCTTGACTAGCTTAGAAGCCTTCACGGTATCAGCAATCCTATCTCGCGCCAAGTAATCCCCATGTCGGCTTGGTATACCGCATAGTTCTGAATACTGCTATAAAGCCGTCGCGGCTCAGTATGCATAACTGCCTGCAGGACATTAGCTCCGTTATAGACGACATTGCCGACGCTGATCGACAGCGCTCTACCAAACTCGTTCGCCGTACGGTTAAACGTCGCCAACCGAATGAGTTCTAGAGTCTGGTTCGCCGAACCCCAAGGAGGCTTATTCGATCCCGGATTGGTGGCGTAGCACTGGACTTCGACAACAGGTTTCCATACCGGAGTATTGAGTCCCGGAGTTCCACCAACAACGCGTACGGTTACAAACTGTCGAATATTGGCACTACCAGCGCTGCCAGGAGCGACGAATGCAGTCCATTGGTTGACATCTTGAGGCGGCTGCGTCGCTACCATTGCGGCCGGAATCGGCGTCATCGCGGCTATCCAGGCGGCGGCTACTAGCTCGCTAGTCGGATGCTGAACAGGCCCGGTCATCGCGGCATCCTTAGGGGCTGGCGGTTCGTATTGCCATACTTATCGACGTACCATTGGGTCAGACTCAAAAATTGGAAAGGCTTCGGTGGATGGTGTACACCAGGAGCGACTAGCGGAGGAGTGCCTTCGGGGTCCGCCGGCGTTCGGTAGCGATACAATGCCGGCCGCAGGTAAGGCTCTTCTGGGACGACCTCAGGCCCCAGTTGGTGCTTGAATCGGTGATAGACACGGTGGCCAAGTTCCACGTCAGCTGCATAATCTGTAAAGGCACCGATACGCAAGGTTAGACCCGCTACCCAATAACGGATACTGGCACGCAAGACGCCGCTACGCTCGGGCGCATAGCGGATTGCATCTGCCGTAATAAGAGGGCCGAGTATAGTCTCCAAGAAATCGTGAACGGCGTCCTCACATTCACCGACTGCATACACGGAAACATATACCTCAGCCATTAGACTCCTCTACGGACTGGCTGTGGCCCTTTACGGCCTTAGTTGGAGGGGGCCAGGCGCGCTCGCCCTCAGAGTGCCCCCTCCCACGGGAAAGCATGTGAGCGCCCTGCTCTCCGTAGCAGTGGCCGGGCTCGAACCGACATCACACGACGCCCTAAGGCGTAATGTGCATATCCATGTCATGCTCCACTGCTATGCTTGAGTTGTAGCCGTAATACGCTTCAGAACGGCGTTTAGATCCGGTTGCAAATACTCCCACAATGTGTCTATGACGGCAACTACCTCATAAACACGACCGCTACGCTCATCGCGAATCTGGTCCGTATTCTCAACATCGGTCCCTGAAGGAAAGACGCCTTCGAACAAACGTACTGTGCTAGGAACCGGTGTGCCCGGCTCGTATGTCTTAACACCATACGTCGCGACTCGCTGCGCGTTGATCTGTGCCAGCACTCCGGTCGCGATGAGCGAGCCGCTATCCTCAACGTCGCCCTGATCGTCATAAGTCGTACCGCGCAGGATAGAAACCGTCGTACTAGCGACCGTATACATTTCGGTCTCCTCTTGGAGTCCTTTATGATATAATAATATCAGAACGTCATAGCGGAAGTCCAGGAGGCTAATATCGATAGTTTATTGGTATACCAAAACCAATGAGATGACTCCGCCGCCGACCAGTAGGATGACCAATGTCACCCATAGTATACCCCGCATGCCTTTACTAAGGCGTACTCCCATGTCGATTCCTATCATGATCTTCAAGTACTACGAGGCGCGTCTCGTGATTGTCGAGCCGCTCATCCGATTTGGCTACTATTTTAGTAAGCTCCTTTAGAGCCTCAGTATTGGCTTCCGTGGCCGATATCCACTTAAAGATACCACGAAGAATAAGCCAGACTGCCGTTAGAAGAGCTACGATACCGCCTACGCTGCCGAGGACTTGCCATACCATGCGATCACCGAGGTCCAGGGTCACCGCTCTTGCAGTTCTGTCCAACCCCCCGAGGCTGGCAATAGCACGAGCACGAACTTATGCGTTATTTATGGAAGGCTATTAGTATGCTGCCTATAACTGATACAAGTACTGCGATTAGTGCTAGTATCGTACTCGCATTAAGATGGAACTCCTCCTTGTTCTCCTGTGTCGTACTTGCTCTGGCCGCTTGAGCCGCCATAAATTCAATAACCGGCTTCTGCGCAATCTCAAATGCTTCACGAAGACCCTTAAGCTCAACCTGAGTCGCGTAGTCGCCCCGCTCCCGCTCGATCTGCGTACGTAGCTCATTGGCCTTTTCGTCCTTATAGGTCTGGATCTCTCTAGCCAGTAGTAGCGCTTTCTCGTCTGCAGCTTCCTTAATCTTGAGCGCCTTCTCCTTTTCCGCATTTACTTCGGCATAGCGACGATCTCGCTCTTCTCTGAAGCGGTCATCAGCCGCCCTAAGCGCTTCTAGATGCGTCTGGAGCGTTATCGTCTTCCGCTCACGCACGGGGAGTCAGCGCGTTTATGGCGTCTAGTATCTCCTTAAGGCCTCCTGGCGTCTGTGTATTCAGGGCTTGTACGATCTGTAGTATCTGGACGTCCTGCGCCGCTTGGTGCGCCGCTATTTCTGATTGCCCATGCAGAGTAGCTTCCACATCATTGAAGCTCTGATCGTTACGCTTATCGGCAGCCTTCGCCTGGACATCCTGGCCTACCATGATAATCGATAGCAGGACTAGCTGCAGAAAGGTCTGAGCTATCCACGCCACGATCGTAGCTATCCCGCCGCGGATCGCCGCCGGCAGGCTGAGCAGGTCGAATGCCGCGAAGGCATAGGCACACCACATGGTACCCACGGTACGCGTAATCAACAAGGCCGCACGCGTATTAAACCGCTCAATAGCATTACCGCGCGGCAGCTGATCATTGACCTTGACGGGCCCTTGTTCTCTACGGGCCGCCACATGCGGATGTATGACGTGTCGGTAAAGGCTGTCCGCCATTGTATTACTCCTAGTAGTCCACTCCAGAAGGAAATCCGCCAAAGCCGCCGATTGGGCTCCAAGGAAATACGAACTCGCCGAAGTTGACCGAGTTGGCGGTGTATAGATCCTCAAAGGGAGATCTAACATGCAGCGCTCGAGAACGCAGCCAGCTAATACGGCGTAGTGCTCTCTTGGTAAGCGGCCCGAGTACAAGACCTTGTGGATTGAGCGTAATAGGTCTACCTTTCGCGGGTAGGTTCTGGAGATCTAGTCGCGTCATCATATCGGGCTGCATAGCCATCCAGACGGTCTGATAAGCAACAGCCAGCTTGAGATAGTATGCATCTATGTCACCGGTATTCTCATACCAGTTATATTCTTGTCCGTCGGGTCCCGTAAATAGATAAGGACGGCCCGTAAACATGTCGATGACAAAACCGGCGGCGATAACTTGCTGGTCCGAGACCTGCTGTCCGGTAATGTTCAGTACGTCTTGAGCAGTCGCCCATGTATTAGTTCCGTTAGGCGTCCATGTAACTTCCGGAGGTAGCTCTCCCATAAGTCTCTCCTATACTGCCGTAATATTAAGATCACCATAGCCCGCGGTCTTACGTGGCGCTCCGCCGTTACCTACCACATCACAGCGCCACCATTTAGCCCCCGCGATCGCTATATCAGCAGCAGTAACGGCGGCCTGATAGATACCGGCAGCCGCGTTAATTGCAGTTATTTGGCCTCCCAGGAGCGTGAGTTTAATCGTCGCCGCATCGCTATCAGGGGTCGTCTGACTAGTCTTGCAGAAGAACTGTACGTCGCCGCCTACCGGTACGATATACGGTGTCCCAGAATCCCCTGGATCCGCATTGGTTAGCGTTAGCTGCACGGTCTCATCGTTGTTCTGATTGAGCGTCAGCGTATACGTCGTAGTCATTCCGTCTCCGCTTGCACGTTGATACGATTAACCACTAGCACTTGAACGTTTAGGTCTTCTACTACACTTTTCCATACGTCTATCCGATTAAGAACAGTAACACTACTATCCAACAAGCCGATACGCGCTAGCCGAACGTCCAACCGTAGTAGTACTTCAGGCAGCACACCTAGCTCAGGTAGCGGCACGAGCACGATGACATTGTTAACCGTGCTGACCTCAGTGCTACGCCAGCTACCGCGTGGATGCGCTCGACGTACGACGATCCCACCCGGAGCATTACCGGCAGGCCCTGCCAAATGATTGACAGTCCGTACAACAATACCGGCCCAGTACCCGCGTAGGCTAGGTCGTCGTCTTACCAAACCACCTGTCGCGGCCGTGAACGTAGTATTAACTGTACGGACAATAGTACCAAACCAGGAAGCGCGCGCGCTTACGCGACGCTTGACTAGGCCGCCAGTCGTACTGTTATACGGCTGGTTCGTCGTGCGTACGACGGCGCCGAGCCAGCTAACACGCGCCACTGAACGGCGCCTAACGAGCCCCTGCGTACTACTCGTATAGGTCTTATTGCTCGTCGGAACGATATTACCGTGCCCTATAGCACGCGAGCTCATGCGGGGGCGTAGAATAAGCTTCGGCGGTACCGTTCCCGCTATCGTTGATACCTGATTGACCGTCGATATAGCGCCACTGCGCCATATCGCTCTGGCTGTCGCACGCCGGCGTACAAGCCCGCTTGTACTATTCAGGTAGGACTGATTGACCGTCGGGACAGCGCCACTACGCCAACTAGCACGCGCTGTAGTACGCGGCCTCAGTATAAGCTTCGGCGGGACTACACTTGAAATTGTCGATACTAGATTTGTGGTTGCTACAGCGCCACTACGCCAGACGGCCCTAGCAGACAAGCGACGGCGTACAAGTCCGCTTGTGATATTCAGGTACGACTTATTTGCTGTCAGGACAGCGCCGCTGCGCCAATACGCCCGAGTAGTAACGCGCGGCTTCAGGATGAGCTTTGGCGGGGCCATTCCTGATACGGACTGTATGATGTTGACAGTCGGAACAGCTCCGCTACGCCAATATCCTCTTGTTGCAGCCCTTCGGCGAATCAGCCCATTTGTCGTATTCAGGTATAGCAGGTTACTGGTCTGAACGACTACACCGGTTCGCCAAAAACTACGAACGGCTTGACGTCTGCGTACCAGCCCGCTATTTATGCTCAAGTACGACGAGTTACTAGTCGGTACCGCGCCGCTCCGCCAGACTGCGCGAGCTAGTTTTGACCGGCGAGTAACGACCCCGTTGGTAACGTTAACATACCGCAGATTAGTCGTCTGTACTAGTACATTGCTCCGCCACTGTCCTCGTGTAACGACGCCTCGCCGTACTAGCCCGCTACCCGTTGTATTGAGATAGGACAGATTAACAGTTGGTACGGCGCCAGCCCGTACATATACGCGTGTCGGCTTCCGGCGTGTAATAAAACCGCTAGTGACGCTGTAATACGTCTTATTGCCGGCTAGAATAGCACCACTGCGCCAGAATGCCCTGGCTATTTTTGGCCGACGACTAACGACCCCGTTAGTACTACTAAAGTATGACCGGTTAATAGTCTGTACTAGTGCGCTAGTCCGCCATAGACCCCGCGCGGCTGCGCGCCGCC